GAGGCTTTCCAATACGAAAGTAAATCAAATCAACGAAAATCAGCCGCAGAGCAAATGCGTGAATACGTAGAAAAGATTAGCGGACCTAACTTTCCTGGACCAGGTAAAATGGGTGACAACGGTGCTTACACAAAATCACCAGTAGCCAGCAAAAACGATATGGGCGGAACAACTGCTAATATCCTTAACGGCGGCACATCCTCTGAAACAAACGTAGTAGGAAAAGGCGGAACTGTACAAGGAAATGGACACCTTAATCAAACACCAAAGGACATGAATACAGGAAATATTAATGTTCCAGGTGGCAAGGCAGGAAAAAATACTTGGAAAAACAACTCAGCAGGACATGGTGCAGAACGCAAAGGCAAGCCTGAATCCGCTGACAAAGGCGCAGGAAGCCCACTGAACGGCGCTCCAAAGAGAGCGAAGTAATAAGGAATAAGGATGTCATTTTTAAGAGAGCACCTAACGTTCGATCAAGCAGAAGTTATCGTTGAGAACGCCAATGAAGGAAAAGACTTGTATATGAAAGGAATTTGTATACAAGGCGGAGTACGAAACGCAAATCAGCGAGTCTATCCTGTAAATGAAATTGGCAGGGCTGTCAGAACACTCAGCGAGCAGATTGCTGGAGGTTACAGTGTTCTTGGAGAAGTGGACCATCCCGAAGGCCTTACAGTCAATTTGGACCGTGTATCCCATATGCTTACAGAGATTTGGATGGACGGTTCAAATGGCTACGGCAAAATGAAGATTTTGCCGACACCGATGGGCCAACTTGTTAGAACGATGTTAGAAAATGGTGTAAAATTGGGCGTAAGCTCACGTGGATCAGGAAACGTATCTGAGGATGGCAACGGACAAGTAAGTGATTTTGAAATCATTACGATTGACGTTGTTGCTCAACCATCTGCTCCAGGCGCTTATCCAACACCAATATACGAACATTTGATGAATACAAAAGGCGGATACAAGGCACTAAAATTGGCAGAAGATAAACAGGCACAAAAATATTTAAAAGAATCACTGATTGATATAATCAGTAGACTCCAATAATAGGAGAAATTTATGTTGGATGCACTTAATACATTATTAGAAAACAATGTTATTTCAGAAAGTGTACGACTGGAAATTCAAGAAGCATGGGACAAGAAGATTAAAGAAAATCGACTTGAGGTAACAGCAACGCTTCGTGAAGAGTTTGCTCAAAAATATGAGCATGACAAAAATGTAATGGTAGAAGCAATTGACGAAATGGTATCAAACCGTTTAGACGCAGAGATGGCTGAATTAGCCGAGGACCGCAGACAGTTGATTGATGCTAAAGCCAAATACATTAAGAAAGTTCACGAAAGTAGCGGATTGCTGAAGGGCTTTGTTCAAGATCAATTGAAAAAGGAAGTAACAGAGTTACATTCTGATCAACGTGATATGGCAAAGAAGTTCCGTATGTTAGAAGAATTTGTTGTAGATTCATTGGCACAGGAAATTTCAGAGTTTCAGACTGACAAACGAGATTTAGCTAACACAAAGGTACGTTTGGTACGTGAAGCAAAATCAAAGTTTAATGAAATTAAAAAATCATTTGTTAAGGAAAACGCAGGCAAGGTTCAAGGTATAGTTAAACGAGTTCTTACAAAAGAAATTGGACAACTAAAAGAAGACATTGAAGTAGCTCGCAAGAATGATTTTGGGCGACGATTATTTGAAGCATTTTCATCTGAGTATGCTAACTCATACCTAAATGAAAAATCAGAGACTTCAAAGTTGATGAAAGTTGTAAAGATTAAGGAAAATCAGCTTACAGAAGCAAAAGTTCTTATTTCAAAACAACAACAGGCGTTAAACTCTCGAGAGAAGCGTATTAAAACTATGGCTGAATCAGTAGAGCGAAACAAGATTATTGCAGATTTGGTTGATCCGTTGAATAAATCACAAAAATCCGTTATGGTAGATTTACTCGAATCAGTTCAAACAAATAGGCTACAAGCATCATTTGATAGGTACTTACCTACAGTATTAGATGATAAACAAGTAACTAACTCACAAAAGGCACAATTAAACGAAGGCAAAGAAATTACAGGCAATAAAGTAGATAAACAAACGACAGGTGCAAGAGATAATGTCATTGACATTCGTAGACTTGCAGGTATAAATTAAGGAGAAATTTAAATGTCAGAATTATTGAATAGTCGCTGGCAAGATACCAAAGGCGCTCTTTTGGAAGGCCTGCAAGGTACCAAAAAAAGTGTAATGGCGACAACATTGGAAAACACACGACGGTATTTGAACGAAAGTGCAACCGCTGGATCAACAGGTTCCGGTAACATTGCAACACTAAACCGCGTAATTCTTCCCGTTATTCGACGGGTCATGCCAACAGTTATCGCTAACGAAATTGTTGGAGTACAACCACTTACCGGTCCAGTTGGACAAATCCATACTCTACGTGTACGATATGCTGAGGCATTCGACAACGTAGCAGCTGGTGAAGAAGCACTGACACCATTCAAGATTGCTACGTCCTACTCTGGACAAGGCGTTGATCCTGATGGTAAGCCAGTCTCAACAGCTACCATGGAAGGTGTCCCAGGGCGCAAGATGTCAATTCAAATCTTGAAGCAAACCGTTGAAGCTAAGACACGTAAGCTCAGCGCTCGCTGGACATTTGAAGCGGCTCAAGACGCTCAAGCTATGCACGGACTAGACGTAGAAGCTGAAATT